TTTGTAAATAAAAAAGAAATAGCAAAAAAAAACTAACCCCTAGAGGCTAGCCTTTGCTTTTTCTACTGCATCTATGAAGTTGTAAGCGCTTGTCTTACCGCCTACATTGAAGCACGTTAGCGCATTCATAGTGTATTCGAGATCATAAGTTTTCCAATCATAGATGGTAAAGTATACGCCATCATGCTGTATAACCCACTCACGTTGTATTTTCTCGTCACCGCTTGGTTCATCGAATGTAGGCTCCCCGAATATCTGCACGAGTTGATTGTAGGTCATGTCTTGCAGGTATCCTTGCAAGTGTGTTCCGCATGTTACGTCTAGTGCTACGTTTTGATCTGTTACTTTTTTCATTGTATTGCTTGTTAAGTTCTCTGCTAAGATATACAATTTTTTTGAAATACAAAAAATAAACAAGAAAAAAGTGACCCCATAAAGAGGCCACCTCGCAGACAGAGAAAACAGGGGATCTCTAGATATCGTCTATTTCGCTAGTCGACACTTTTGCTAAGAGCGCTGTTACCATAGCAGACTCTAAGAACTCAGCAGGACGGCTTTCCATACCTGTAAGAGTCAAAGAGTATCCACTAGCGTCTCCCATAGCAGCACCACGTGTGATGTTTCCTGCTGTAACGTCCATACCGAACTCAGCACCTGCTAGGAAGTAGTTTCCGTTATTATCCTCTACGAACACTTTTGGACGTCCTGCTACCAATAACTTGATCTCCTTGTGTGATTTAGGAGATAGTTTCTTAAGAGCTAACGTCAATACCTGCTCGTAGAAGGTAGTTCCATTTTCACGTGATGTAGTAATGGTTTCATTGAAATCATTAGTACCACGCAATTCATACTTGAATACTTCTGCATTGGTCTCAAACGTCAATCCATCTACTTCACCTGTAGTGGCATCGAATGTGATATTAGCAAAAGTCAAGTCATCAAAGTTTGTCAAGTAGATGTTCTTTAACCCACCTACTGAATCTTTACAAGGCTCTAAACGCCCTAGTGTTAATGTACATGCCATAGTCTTTTGTATTAAAAAAGGGCAGACAAGCAATCGCTCACCTGCCCTCTATAGGTTATTCTAATTAGATATTACGCTGTGTAATAAACGATATCCGAACCAATTCCGTACTGAACGCTTGCGGTGAAACGCATAACTACACGTACATTTTGTGAGCCGTCCAAATCGCTCATATCAAGCAACTTAACTTCATTATGGTCACTGAGCAAACCTGTACCGAACATCAAGTTGTCCTTGTAGGTAGCCATCATCTTGTTATCTGCAAGACCATTTGCCACGAACAACTTAACACCATCAAAGTTTAGATCGCCTCCGTTGTACCATTGAGTACCTTGAGCCGCAGTACCTGCTGCACCCAAACCTGAAGCACCGAATCCACCCAATGCACGAACGTAAGCACGAGCAATGTTTTGAGATACGTAGATAAACATGTCCTCACGTCCATATAGAGTTGAAGGAACAGCGTCTACTACTTTACCTAATTCTGTGATCACGTTTGCAGCAGTAATTGCAGTACCTGATACATCAATAACATCAGTATCAGCAGCAGCCAAAGTAGTAAAGCCATTAAACTCACCTACGTTAGCAGTTACACCGCTCCAAATGTTGTTCTCGTTTTTCTGTGCAACCTTAGCAGCTACGTGAGCCAATAAGAAGTCACTAAACTTAGGAGGTAAATTGTCAAAAGTAGAGAAGCCCATTTGTACAGCCTCCCAATCGCTGCGGAAATCTTTCTTACACAATTCGAGGTTCACTTGGAACTCTTCGGGCTGAAGAATACGCTCTGCCAACGTGATAGTTGATGTGTCCGAGAAGTCACATGTAGCGTTCTTCACAATAGCGTCAGTGTCTAAGGTCTTGATAACCTCTTTGTACTTGACGTTTGGTTTTACAAGGATACCACCTTGCTCAATAGTGTTAGCAGATAATAGGGCAGCTGATATGTACTGACCTGCAAATTCACCTGCGTACGTAGTTGTAATAGATGTAGTTGTAGCCATCTTTATTAATTTTTAATGTTTGCAATTTTTGCGAATACTCTCGCTGTTGTATTGTTCCTTGGATTAGCGTTGCCAAACTTCATGCGTGGCTTCGCAGTTGTGTCACCCTCAGGGCTATGTGACATGCCTGCAGACGCAGGTTCTTCTTCTAGCTTACGCTTTACTTCGTCAAGATCTTTTTCAGTTACTGATAACTGCAATTCTGCTTGCTCTTTAAGAGACGTCAAGTTAGCTACCTCTTCTTTGTAGGCTTCCAACTGCTGTGCAAATTCAGTTTTGATCTTTTCGATTTCAGCAAAGAACGTCTCACGTGAAATAGTCTCGCTCTCTACTACTTTCTTCGGTGCTGCCTCACCTTCGTCATTTGCCTCAACCTCTTCTACAGGAGCCGCCTCTTCTTTTGGCGCTGCTTCCTCTTCTGTTTGAGATTCCATGACATCAGTAATGACACCTGCCGCATCGACTACCATGACTTTCCCGTCCTCAAGAGTGTAAGAACCCTCAGGCATTGCCATACGCTCTTTATCCTCTGTGATTACGAATACCGACTGACCTGCTTCAAAAGTTTCAGCCTCCACCATAGTGCCGTCCTCTAGCTTCATTTCAGCTAGATTGACTTGAGTAGCTTCTTCTTGATTCATACCAAGCGCTACCATAATCTTGTTTAGTGTTTTTGTTGCATCCATATCAATAGAACTCTTAATGTTGTCTTTGTCGTATTTTAATCTAACTCCCCTAACTCACGTAGCTTGTTTCTAGACCACCCTAGAGCGGCTTTGCCGCCCCACAATAGATATGATATAGTACCACATGCTGACGTGTCGCTAGCATCATAGTCCTCTTCTGCACGGCTCAAGTAGCTGTACATTCTCTTTATGGTTTCTAAACTGATCGCTTGACCTTTTGCTAGTTGCTGCGCTCTTACCTTACCTGTTTGTGTAGCGCACTTGTTTCCGTTCTTTTCATTTAGCTCAATACCTCGCTTTGCGTTGTTCTTTATACCTGAGCCATAGTCCGCGTAGCTGTCGAAGTTCTCACGTATGATTTTACGAACGCTAGATAGCTTTTCTTCGGCTTGCTTAATTTCTTCTTCTTTACGCTTACGATCAATGAACCAACCTTCAATAGAGAAACCCTTCACAGCACCGCTCTTAACATACTCCTGCCACACGTCCTCATTTTCGACCTTCATGGTCACCATCCATTGACCTTTAACGCTTGGTAAGTCATATAGCTTTGATTTGTCAACCTCGGGATCTTCGACTATCCATGACTCGACTACGCTTAGACCTTTTAACTCTACCTCATGTTCTAGGGTAGCGTTGTTTTGATTGCCCTTCATGAGGTACAATTCAGCAGCCCTGCGGATTGTTCTCTCGGAGAAGTATACGTAGAACTCTTTTTCGCCATCACGTCTGTATATGGGCTTATTAGGAATCAATGCAGGCCCCATAATGATGCGCTTGTCTTGATCTACCTCTGCAAACTTGACTTGCTTTTGTTCTTTAAGTGCAATGAAATTGCTTTCTATTGCAGGATGCTCCACAATGCTAATCGCATCAATGCCATTGACTGCGGCCTCCTCGTCTAATATAAGTTCAATGATATCTACCATAATAATAAAACGGATTACCCTGCTAATGTCGCATTTTGAACTACGTGGCGATCTAGCGCTGCTCCGCTATTTATATCGTCTTGAGTCACATATGCTCTTGTGGGTTCTTGCTTTCTAAGTAGGCTGCCTATCTGTGTTTGCTCCGTACCTCCAATAGTGCTGATACTTGGGCCTCCACCACTTGAGGCTTGCGCTACTTGTTGAACAGGAGCAGAACCTCCTGCAGCGCTTGCGCTTTGGAATTGAGTATCAGCAATCTTCTTGACGTTAGCTAGACCCATGACCCCTGCAACTACAGCATTCGCTAATCTTAACGGGAAAGGAAGCAGTGCGTCACCACCTTTCGCAGCCATTGCATCTGTGATAGCTTGGTAGGTACTCATGAGTGTCTGTGCGATCTGTACACGCTTCTGTATTTCAAAGGCTCTGCGCTGCGATTTCTCGCTTGCTCCTGCAAAGGCTTGTGTCAATGCCATGATAGCCTCAAAACCTTTCTGTACTACAGCCTTTCTTGAGTCTTGCACAGAAAGGTTTTGAGGCTATCATG